TAGCTGTGTCTTTACCACAATCTACACACATAGAGCCAACATCAATAACAGGAAGTTTCATTATTAGTCCTCGTAGACATAATCTTCATATGGAATATCTTTAATAAAGATACTGAGATCAACCATATTAGGAGTAGTTGTGCAATAAGATTCAAGTTCTTCTTTAATAAGATTAGTGATAGCTAAATCAAAAAGCTCATTGTTTAGAACGACATCTTCACTAATAGCGTTGATTTTATTATCATCAACACTTACCTTTAAAAACATTGGAATAGAAAAGTCAGCCATATCAATAACCATCCACAACCGAAGCATTAGCAAAATCTAGAAAATCTACAGGAATATGAACATGATCATTAAACAGAGGGATCTGTTCACGAAGCCTTTTCTCAACAGTGCTTTCGAAATTAAACATTGTCAGATTATCAAACTCTTCAGGAGTCATTTTAATCGTCACAGTAGTAGGAACTTCAACATAATACATAGTCGTCTTTGAATTAATCATTTTCTTTGTCCTCAATATCAAAAATACTACCCGAAAAAACTATCTCAACATTCTCCTCCAAAAGAGAATCCCAATTCCAATCTGACGGTTTACTAGAATAGTAGGGATCATACTCAATCTTCAAAGTAATATACTGAGCTTTTCTAGCCTCCATTACTCATCCTTATCTGAATCAAAGAATTCACTGGCATAAAGCACTTCGATATCTTCACCATAAAGTAAAGTCCAATCCCAAACATTTGGGGCATCGATAACTTCAGGATCATAGCTCACTTCAATAACAACATACTGGCTTTTCATAACAATAACCTTTCTTAGTTAAATGGATTAGTCCATGTTTCATACTGACGCAAAGTAATTTGATTGCTCTTACATAAAGAGTCAGTCCAATCATTCCACGCAGTTCTAATAGCAACTTTATCTGTTTCCCCGAACCATTTAATTACTCCGGGCAAAACAAAAGCTTTGAAATCAGCAACTGCTGTATTCTTTGTCATCTTTCACCTTCTCATTGTGATTATCAATTTCAATATTAATAGCAGATAAAGCAAACTTCAAGGCATCTTTAAAACCTTGCTCGTAACCAGTAAGATAATCTTTCTGTCTCAACTTTTTACCCATAAACTAACTTCCCAAACAAAGCATATTGAACAATACAATCAGCAGCTTCAGCATCACAATCTTCACGAAGATCATAAAAACCTACACCATGCAAATCACAATATTTCTCAATACCACGAATCATAGCGGAAAGCGTAAGAATATATTCTGATGGAGATCCATCATCACAAACATCTTCTGCATCATACAAAGCAATATCATAACCTCTACTCAAACATTGGCTTACATATTCAACTTCATTAGGCCAAGTATCAACATAAGGTTTAGCTTGACAACACCAATAAGTAATACCACCCTCAAAAGCCGCTGAAAGAAAATTATCAATATCTTCAGCAGAAACTTCAATTATAGAAGTAATCGTACCTACAGTACGAAGTACATAAGGGTTACCGTAATTAACACTTTCTTCAATCATGCTTTCCACCATCCTTCATCTGGATCATCACAAATATACAATTCTTCAGAACAACCACAAGGGCATTGAAAACCAGTTACCCAAAACCCTTGCCACATAGGTTCAAAATAACTAGCACCTGAACAATAAGGAGTCCCACAATATTTATCGGCAGGCCTACTTTCAAACTCTCCAAAAAAATCTGGAGCATCAAAATCAGGTTTATCACTTAATAAATCACTGCTCATTCTTAATGATCTCCTCATGCTTAGAATGATTCTCATCAACTTTTCTAAACTTAGAACCAGAAGGATTAGAAAAATATTCAGCAATAGGCCCAACTTCTTCGCCGGCACCATACTCAAAGATACGGAAATACCAGTTACTCAAATTGACACCATACTGATTTTCAATAATCCTAGCTGCTTTCCTAGACGCTTCTTCAGGTGTTAATGCTTCTGTAATCTGAATAGCGATCCTAGCCTCTACAACATAATAATTTTCATTAGCCATGCCCACATCCAATCTGACCGCATTGGCCACAAAAATCATTAACATCAATCAAAGTCAATTGGGAAATATCAAAGTCAAACCTTCTGTCATCTCCAACCATATAACATTCTACAACAGAATCGGAAACAACTTCAACTTCTTCCCAACCGAAAAATACTTCACCGGAATCATCAGATTCAAAGTATTCGACATACTGCTCTTCGATACTTTTAGCCCAATCATCAATCCAGAAAGCAATGCCACCATATTCCTCTACAGTAACATACTTACCGAAGTCTACTTCTTCAACTTTCATTTTAACCTCACAATAGAGCGAAAAGAAACAAAACTGGAACTGCACAAAGAAGCAACAAAATAATACCAAACACTCCAGCAACACCTATCACAATAAAAGTGCATAGCAGAATGAAAAGAAAAAGCTGTACGTGCAACATGAAAATATATCTCCTTAGTATCTACTTTATAGTAGTCCCATCAATTACCTCCATCATAAAGACGAACAAGAAGATTACCAATATGCTGATCAGCAACCGCACGAAAACCCGATTCCTCATCAGTAAACATAGTTGCAATATGATCATACTCATGAACAAGAGTAGAAGTAAGAAGTTCTAAATCATCAAGAATAACAGCAGACAAATACACTTCATTTGTCTTCATATTAGCAACACCATAAATACAATCTTGCTCACCATGAGGCAAAAAGAACTTCACATCTTGCACAAAATGATCAAAAGAAGGAATGAACTCTGTAACAATAGACTTAGCTCTATTGTAGAAATCAACTTTCTCCGCTGGAAGATCGAAAAAGTCATACTCAATTTCATCACCGAGAACACTAGAAGCACACGGAACACCAATTCTTTCCAGCATCTTATAGAGAACTTCACTCTTAACTTCTACGATCTCACAATCACGCAAAGAAAATTGTGCTTTATACTTCATCAACTCAGTAGGAACAGCAATCTTATCACCATGAATATTCTTCCAAGCAACACGGAAAGCCGAAAACTCAGTCTCAACAAAATAGCTATCAATATAGTGAGAAGGAATTGTCCATTCCCAAATAGCATTATGGGAATTATTAATCAATCTTGAAGCAATATCAATATGACTATCATCAGTAGCAGACAGAATAGAGAAACAATGAGAGACTTTTGAATAGATATCCCAATTGTTACGAACACGACGTTCCTCATTCAAAACAACTGAATTCAACTCATAGTCAAACAGTGAACGACAATTGCTATTGTCATCAGTATGAACAAGAACACCCTTATAAAAGAAACGAGCGTTATCAGCAGAAGAATCATAAATCTTACAATTATTGTAAAACTTTGCAATCTCAGTACGCTGAATAGAGAAATACTTATCGAAGTTATCAACAATATCTAACAACTCAGGAACAGCAGTCAAATAAACAGCAAAAACTCCAGGCTCATACTTAACTTCATCGACAATATCTACAGAATAAGAATTACCACCGGAAGTAAACTCATCTAACGCATTAGAAAAAGCTTCACGGAAAATTTGAAACTCACTATCCCAAGAAAGAACACCAGCATCAACAGTAAAAGAAGAAGACTTCAAATCTGAATCATTGTAAAGATAAAAAATACAATCGATTCCACTTTCTTCCATCGAAATATATTGCATCTTGTAAGGACCAAGATCATCCTCACCAACATTAATCCATTCCCAACCATTTCTTAATGCTGCAATTGGAGCGAATTTTGAACCTGAACCGAATTGACCAATTGTAAGATCATCATCTCGTTTTGTAGAAAGACCTAACTTTTCCAAATACAAACGATTTACATTCTCTGCTTTATTGGCTATTCTAATGTAAGACATTTAATGCTCTCCTAAGAAGCGATAATTATTGGATGTCCTTATAGAGTCCATCTTAGCACCGATAAAGCTCTCTCAAAGATATTTAACCGATCCTCACAGATATTTTTTTTAGGCTCTCGCATAGACCTGGAGTTAGATTTCTGAGTTATTTCGAGCGAACACAAATAGGAACATAATTATGCGGCCAGCAAATTAGGTACATAATTATGGTGGAATTTAATACAAAAAAATGGGAGCTAATTTTTAGCTCCCATTTTTCCGAAAAAAGTATTCAATTTTATTTATAATAAACAACCATACAAAAAATAACCTTTATAAGATCTTATTTAAAAAGCCCAGATTTCACCTTTATAAGACCTGTTTTCAAAAGCCCAGATTTGACCTTTATAAGATCATTTTTCAAAAGCCCAAGTCAGAGCCAGCCAAATTTGCGGCTACACCCCGGCCAAGCTCTCCATCCGGAACTAGCAAGAACCTTTTCAGCAACAACTATCTGCTGCTCTCTAGAAGCTTCCCACGGATGCGGAGCAAACTCTCCGCCACCAAAAGAAAGCCAAGTTGAATAACTATTTTGGTGCATGAATTGGAGTCCTCCACCAAAACCATTTCCAGTATTAGTAGCCCAATTTCCGCCAGCCTCGCATTGAGCTAATTGATCCCACCTAGATCCATCGCCGGCATCATAATTAGGTTCAATCGCCGGCTTCGGTGCCTCAGGTGCCTCAGGTGCGATATACTGTGTCGTTGTCGTCGTATTCAGAAACGACAAGTCAATTGTGGTAGTCGTAGTCTCAACGACAGGTTCCACGATAACTTCTGCAATTTGCACTTCCTCTATAACAAAAGCTTCATCATTTCCACCAGACTCGCCAAAAGCGGCCTGCTGGGTGACAAAGCCCAATACCAACACTACAAAAACAATACTTGCAACAATAATCTTGTTCTTACTCATTATATCCTCATTTCTACAGTCCACACTCTACGGAGGAAATGGCTAAGTACGGAATGAATTTCACATTCTCTACCCTGATCTCTTGATCATCGCCCATCTCCGCAGTCACAAAAACGCCATCCACATTGATGACTCGGATATACCCTTTGCATACCCTATCTGCGAGGTGGAAATTTATATTAACGAATTGACGTTTTTTAGCCAATTCTTCGAAGTATTCGATTTTAGTATTCCACACAGTCAAATACCTCGGTTATATATTATACCAATTATGGCTTTTTGATGCCATTCCAGAGCATTTCCCAGCTCTTTTTATCTGAAATCATGGAATAATCGTCAAAGTTTTCACCCTTTAACGCGCCCAAAAAGATATGCCCCGGCCCATTGCCTTCAGCATCCCTTGAAATTTCAGCTTGAATCACATTACCATACTTATCCTGAAAAACTAGAATCGGCCAAACATCGCCCTCTTCATCTGCTGAGCCATCAATCTGAATGACTGTAGCCCCAACAAGACCGGAAAGAAGATCCTTAGTCCACTGCTTACTAGCGTCGATATTAGACATATTACTCATCCTTGCACTCCTCAAAATTTTTCTTAATAAAGAGACGTAGATCCAAGCAAAAATCTTGAACCTTATAACTATCCACAAGTTTCTGATTACTAATAGAAGTCAGGAACTCATCTATATTGGAGAAAAGCTCCCTGCAAGAATTTGCAGGGAGCTTTTCAGCCTCATCGATATCGATCAATCTTCTTCGACTTTGAAGCCGTGGAAGTAAAGATCTCCAACCTCAAGGTTATCTTCATGCTTACGGTAAACAATCTTCACCTTAAGGCCCATAGATTGTGCAGCTTGACGAATACGCTGCTGAAGTGCATTGTACTTGTTTCCTGCTTCCACATCCTTGACAACCTGAATTTCACCACTAACGAGAGCGTCTTGAATCTGCTTACGCTCTTCAGAAGGACGGCCACCACCACGGCGAACCGGAGGCAGTTGATCAGTAGTTTCAATATTAAGCATTTAAAGCTCCTATGATTTTTATTTTATGAGTTTGCGCAGAGTCACCGGGATGAAACCACCCTGCTGCCCTGCTGTTGAACAGTATAGCGGACCTTCGCCCCGAACATACCGATTTCCAAGATTTTTTTTTACGGCCAGACTCTAACTGATACAAGGCTAGCTCAGGTTAACTTGGGCTTCTTTGACGAGTAATATGAACGCACAATCTTCCCACGCTTAAAGAAGACACCGCCCCACACTCCATACCCATCGCGCTGCGACATACCATACTCCCTGCACTGTTTAACCACAGGACAGCTTTCGCATACCGCAATAATATCCCTCTTTTCTTTAGCAGTCATGAGCTCGAAATCCTCGAAAAACAAAGAAGTATCAAGACCCTTTTCTTTGCAAAGAGCTTTACTTAAATCATTCTTATTCATATCACTCCTAGATAATTTGAAGCCAGTCTTTTATATCCTCAGGAATCGCCTTCTCTTTGTTCGAAGACTTACCGGAGGAACCAATAATTGTCTTAGATGCCCCATCGGCATCGTAAGATGTCAACACATCATAATCAACTTCCTGCAAAATTTCAATATCAATCTCAAAATCTGATGAAAGATTCGACACACACATGAAAGTTGCACCAGCAACAGAGTCAGCCAAATCCTTCGATCCAGTAGTTGGATGGTCAACCTTAGTGTTATTTATAAGCTTGAGCTTTAACAGCTCATCTTCAACAAGGATCTCATTCCAATATCCCCGCAATCTACCATCGTAAATAGCAGTAGACAAAGTATCGTAATCTTTCTTCGCAACCGTATGAAGATCTGCGTTGATATTAAGAGCACGAAGAGATTGGATCATATCAGCGCTATTCCATTGATCGAACGTCACAGAGACGACTGTGAAGCGTCTAGTGAGCTCTGTGATAGTAGAGCGGATAGAAGCAAAAGGAATCTCGGAGTTATCTTCAGCCTTCCAAGATTGAATGTAATCCATCTCAATAACAGGAAGGTTTTCTACACCACCAAGAGTTTTAATTTGCTTAAATCCAGGCGAATGAACCATACAAATAGCTGCACGATCTCGCTTCAACCCTAAATCGACATGAATATATCTTGGATGCTCATCGCTACCAGTAAACCACTCTCTAAATCTTCCCTCTTCATCAATCGGAGGTTGCTTAAATCTGAAAGCAGTACGAACAGATTCGGGATCTCTAAAGTAAGCATCAACCATCTCAGGAGGTTCACACATGAATCTAGCGCGCGCCATAATAGGATCACGCCTAAACTCATTCTCAAACTCTTCCTTGTGTCTAGTTGGATTAACTTCCCAAGTAGCAGCCTTCAAAGCCCAAGATTGAGCCTCGCGATATCCACCACGATTACCAAACTTCTCATCAAGCATAACTCCACCCTGCTCAGCTAAATCGTCAAGAACCGACTTGTATCTTTGCTGAATGAAGTCACCTTTGAAGCGAGGGAAAGAAAGAAGAACAACTTTCCCCACACTTGGAAAACGTGACGTAATAGACGCTCTAGCCATCTCATAAATTTCAGACGCAGAACCCTTGTTTCTCAACTGGCCTTTAAGCTCAACGTCAGTCTTGAAGGCAGAGATTTCATCTAGAACAACCGTAAGAACCTCATAACCTTCCCAGCCTTCAGCCTCAGAGTGACCTGAGAACATTCGGACAGGACGATCAAACCAAAAGATCTCTTGAACACGCGGCTCAAAGCCGACATCATTAGCCCAAGGAGATGCAAGCAAAAGATTCTTCAAAGGATCAAAGAAAACCTGCTGTGCCTGCTTAGCATTTACAGCTAAGTTAACCAAGTCGATATAAACACCGGCAGCTTTACCAAAATACTCAAGAGGATCACGAAGACAATGAAGAAGATAACTGATATAAGCAAGCGAAACTCTAGAGACGTGATCCTTACCTGATCCTTTACCCAACTGACAAATGACTTCATTGACTGTGTACTTGTTATAGTAATCAATCCCCTCTTGCTCTCCCATCAACATGGAAAGAGTCTCCGGCTTAAAAATCTGCGTAATATGCCTAGCAATCTCAACCTGAATATCACTCAGCGGAGGAAGGCCTAGATACTTCTTGTCTGTAACAAACCTCTGAATAGGAACAGGCTCTTCATTTAGATCCTCATTCTTTAGAAGTCTATCGAAATCATCAAAATCTAAATTAGCACCGTAAAAATCTTCACCCATTAGCCTTCTTCTTTCCTATATATCGAATTATCTTCCCGACAATACCAATGGGATCATATTCACGCAAAAAATTTGGAGCACCAAGGTGCTTAACTAAAATCAAAATAATGAGCCAAATAGGCCAGCGAGCAAAGGGATGCTCAACGCCACGCCAGCAACCATCAGAAAATGTTTCGTACTTAACATCAGAACTCCTAGATTTATTAATATTGTTTAAAGAAATTGCTATCACATCGTAAACAAGGATATAGGCAGCAAGCAAACCCCAAGCGAAAGTAGAGCGCTTAGGGAATCTATTACTCAATAATCTCTGCGTCTTCGATGTCAACGTCTTCACCGGATTCCTTATTAGGATCGAAATCCTCGGAATTCATAATGCTAAATGCTTCTTGCAAAGCAACTCTAGCTTTTGGCTTACACACTTCACAGTCAGCGACGATATCTTTGATAACCTTAGAAATCATCTGATTGACTGTTTCTGCCTTCTGCATTCGGGCAATGTATTCACCATCAGTTTTAGTCCCGCCCATCAGCTGATGAAGTTGGGCTTTCTTTGTCGCAACATCAAGACACAACTTTAAAGCCTGATTTCTTCCCGAAACCATTCCTTCTCTAGTCGCAATCTCAACAGTCTCCCAAGACTCCTTCGATATTTCATCGAACTCAGCGAGGGCCTTGATAGTATTAAACTGAACCTTCTCCAAGAAATAAGGATCATCTTCTGCGCGATCTTCCAAGAAAGACTTATACTGAGCAATATAATCTCTCACAGTATTCGGAGAGATGTGTTCAAGCTCAGCAATATCGGCATTAGAATAACCCTTAAGGCTAAGCAGACCTACCTGCTCAACCTTCTTGGCTTTATCAAAAATTGTTTCAGCTTTTTCTATACTATCAGCCATACGACAATTATACCATATTAATCATTGATTGAATTCAGAATGTCTGTATCCTCAATGATCTCAACATCGTCGGAATCATCTTTCTTGCCTCTAGTCCTAGGCTTAGAAGCAGCCCTACGGCTAACAACAGCAGCAGCCTCAGTGTCATCGTCCGGAAGAACCGAACTTAACTTCTCAATGACATGACGAAACTCAGTCGTCAAGATAACAAGAACCTTCTCAACCATTTCCTCATCATATGAGGAACCAATCATATACTTATTCAAGAGCTTCTTCGCATTCTCATACGACCCGAACTTGACAAGCTCACGTTCGACCAACCTAAACGCATCTTTTGTAGTGTTAGACATATCTCTCCGTTGACTCCCCCCTGCTGGGGCTGTGGTTTAATGGTAGCATACGCACTAGGCGCTTCGTAGATTTTTTTTTAGCGATTCTTTTTACGGGCCTTCGCCATTGCACGCATACGCTCTTCTCTTTCACGATTAGGCCTCTTGCCCATAGACGCAGCTTTCTTAGCCCCACGAACATTGGCACCAATCTTACGACCCTTACCTCTATATTTTAGAAGATCGAACTTCACAAGCCAGTTATACACAGCCTGTGTTGTAACACGAATGTTATATCTTTTCTCCAAAATTTCGCAGATGTCCTTCAGATTCATCCGCTTCTTCACATAATGATGATAAAGCCATTCCCTATCTTTATAAGGTTCAAGAGCCATCCGGCATCCCCCTATTCACAAAATCAAGGCCATAAAGACCTATACCAATAGCATCGCAAATATCATTATCTACAAGATGATCGATGCCAGAAATCTTTTCATGAACTATACGAATAGTCCTCTGCTTCCTTTCAGAAGCAGCTTTCTTCTTCGCTTCCTTCTCGCCAAGTTCGCTGTTCCATCTATCCTTTTCAGCCTTACTTACATTCTTGTAACCAATAAAGCTTTTCCAATTTGCAATCGGCACTTCCGACACATTATCGCAAAAATGAATACAAGTGCCAAGAACGTGCCCTGATATCTGAGACAGCACCCTGCTAGTCGCAGGATTCTGAATATAAATAGGTTGCTCAACAAAAACATAATCAATGTCATACTTAGAGAAAAACATGGGGAAAAATTCAGATATAATCCTGAGCTTCACATTCATCTCTAGGTTATTGAGTCTGAGCTTAGATGTCTCTCTCAGGTACGTGCAGTCTTTCTGCTGATCGAAGATAGATACCGCTATAGACGTAGAAGAAGCATCGACAGCCATAATAGTACAAGGGACGGGATCTTTGTGTTTCAGCATATTAACGATTCTCATTAATAAGACCAATCCTCTATTAATTTATCCCGATCCCATCCCCAAGAGCTTAGTCTATCGATAAGCCGATTGGTCTTACAAGCCTCACAAATATCTTCCTCATTATACATTGATAAAAAAGTTACGCACTTATCGTTCTTGCAGACTCTCTTCTTGTCTGCCCGGCGCTCTTTTTTCTCATAATATCTATCAAGAACATTCTTATTTGTTACTACTTTTCGACAATCTGTACTACAATAAATAGCGTTGTGAACCTGAGGCTCAAATACTTCCTGACACTTCGGATTTGCGCAAATCTTCGGTTCTAAGTCCACTGATCATGAGTCCTTCTTCCTTAAGTTAACCGGAATGCCATTCTCTTGATCGGACCAACAATGGGTAAAAGCGTCACATCTACTGCAGTTTTGAGACTCTTTTTTGTAGGGCCTTTCTGGAATATTACCGTCCTTAAAGACTTTAAATATTTTAGCATACTTATTCATGGTTGTCTCAATAAACTTATCATCACGCTTTACAAGCAGCGGAAGGATCGCAGAATCGTTCTTGCAGTAGTAAAACAAGAAGCCTGAATCATGGTTCTGAGACAGAAGATAGAACTGAATCTGACGATAATGCTCGTCCTTAGGCTTATGATAAGCCTTACGGTAAGCAAATCCAGCCTCATTAATAGACTTACATTCGACAACCTTCTCCCCGTCCCAATCGATAATAAAATCGATATAACCACGAACAGGAGCCGGATCATCGATATTCATCTCAATCTGAGAATCCACAAGAATGCCAAGATCAGTAAACATCTGACCAACAGCATCCTCAATCCTATTCCCAAGATCAAAGATTCTCCTCGTCTGGCCCAAAATAGAGATTTCCTGCTGATAGCCACGAAAACGATAGACAGCAAACCTAGGGCACTGATTAGTGCTAGAAGGAGCGAAGCTATTGCTCTGCTTCCAAAAAGTACCATTAGAAGCCTCAAGCTTCGTTGAAATAGCATCAACCAAAGACTTCTCAAGATTAAGATTATCCTCAGGAGTTACCTCAGGAAGCTTCTTAGGCTTCTTAGGTTCAGGCTGCATAGACTTTAAATTTTTAATAAGAGCTTTCATCGACTATTCGACATCCCCGACTCAATCTTTCCAAGAAGCTTCAGAGTATTGATATTCTCCTCCAAAGCAGTGAACATTAACATAAGCAGATCCTTGCGCCTGCGCTGAAGAATAGACTTCTCAGAAGTCTTGTAATACTGAGCCCTAGCACCAAGCTTAGTTCTCAAAGCAGCAAGCTTAGCTGCATGAATAAGCGCCTCGGAACCCATCATAGCATTAGGCTGATCAAGGACACGCTGAACAATAGCCATGCAATCACTAAACTCGCGATACTCCTCTGCACTCAAAGCGCCGGCGATCTCATCAAGATCAACCTCAACATCTCCATCCGACATTTCCCTAGCTCTAGAGATCGTCATCCAACTCCTCCTTCAAATTATTCATACTTTCTTCCTCCGTCATCATTTCAACAAGTTCACCAATTGTATCCTCATGAGTCCAATTCTCAAACATTCCGCAGTGATATTCACACATAGGCATATCCGGAATCTCAAAAGGCATACGCATAGCCTTCACAGCAAGCTCACCACAAAAATTCTCATCATCCTCGGAAACCATGCAGAAGCAAGGTTCGCAACCCACAAAGATATCTTCAGAACTACTTGTTCTTGAGTTCGATGAATTCGTCCCAATCGATGATTGCAACCATTCTTCCATCTCCAAAAATGACTTTAATTGCGGGGCTGTAGTGTCCGTCATTCCAAGCATCCTTGCAATGTTTTGACCAAGCAGTTGACTTAAGAGTAAAAGAAAACTCATTGTGTTTATAATCAATGAGCCAACTGTCATCAAGGACAGCATCACCCTTGCGAAAACCCCTACCACTATTCTTAACAGGTTTAGCGCCATCTAACGCAGCCTCTCTCTTTTCACCCCTCACTAGAACTTACGTCCTCAGTTTCAAAAATCAATTCGATGTTCTCAAGATCAGAGAAAATCTTATCCATATCTTCTTCCGAAAGGGCTTTAATAAGTTTATCAGATCCATGATACCTCTCGCCACCGTACTCAAACCATGCGCCCTTCTTAGCGATCAAACCATGACGAACCGCAAGATGGAAAGCTTCCTTGTTATGATCGATCTCAGCACTATTAGGAGAGAACCAATAATCACCCTTAGTGCCCTGAACAGACTTCTGCTTAGACTTATCGATACGCCAAGTCACCTTACGGCTCACAATACGCTCATCATCATCACGATCAAGATCAGCAGAAGCCTCACCAGCATTCAGGCGAATAATATTCGTAGCCCAATGGAAAGCAGCATTACCATACTTACCCTGAGTAACAAAATACTGGCCCTTAGCAGCAATCGTCTGCTGAGCAATAAACACAACACAATGATTCACACCAGAAATCAGCTCATCAGCAACCTTCTGAATAAGGACACCCTGAGAGCGAGCATAAATGCCGATACCACCGACGCCATCATCATTCTTATAAAACTGCTCCATGACAATAGTATTAATCGAATCGAAGATAAAGAAGTACTTGGCATCCTTATCCCGGAACATTGGCATAATAACGCCAAGGATATCCTCAAGAATCGTAGAACGAATAACAATCCGGTCCTTAGTATCAATACCGCAATGCTCCATCCACTCATCAGTCGAAGAACCCTCGGCATCAATAATAACCGGCGTATAACCAAGCTTCTGAGCCTCCGCAGCAGCATGAAAGCACATCGTGGACTTACCAGCCTGAGGATTACCCCAAACAATATGATAACGGCCACTCCACAAACCACCACCAAGGATATAATTCAACCCAAACGATGGAGTCGGAATAACTTCTGGAACGGGGATTTTCTCCCCACCCTTAACTACTAGCATTGGCTTTCAACCTTTCTTCTTCAATGTCAACCAAGTTCATCTTACACCACTTCTCAGCAGAAATGACATGAGAAAGCGAAAGAAGATCATTTTTACCACGAACAGTCTTGATCAACTTCCACTCAAACGAACGCTTCAACTCAGAATCATTCGCCATAACACCTTCACCAAACATAACAGTCTTAACCCAGCCCTGATCAGGAATATAAAAATACGACGAACACATATCCCTGTCAGTACGAGTCTTAAACTTCACAGTATTAATCAAATACGCAAGCGTAGCCGACTTCCCATTAGGGACAATCTCACGCTTCACACCAAGATCATACAGAAAAGAAAACTCATCCATCGGATCGCCATCAATCTGCCCCCGAAGAAACTTCGAAAACTTAGAATCAGACTTACCAGTCTCAATCTCATTGAAATCCTCAATATGATGAATCGTCTGATCACCAACAATAGCGATCACATAATCACGCTTATTGATAACAGCATCACTATTAGCGAACGAAGAAACAACACCAGTCGAATCCTCAACCTCCGCCCGGAAATACTTAGGAGTACGCTTAGTTGACTTAACAACACCACGAACAATATAAAGATTGACCTCCTCCTTCGTATCCTGAGCAAGATTACAAGGCATGATGATCTCATCAAACGGAGACTTATCATTCATAGTTACTGGATAATTAAGAAGTGGACCGAAATAGCGACGAGACTCATAAGGAGAATCGAAACCGATGCTATCGAAAGCACCAACCTTCTGAAGAGCTTCCAAGTTATTCGCCTTCACCTTAGAGCGAGCAACAGTATTGACAAAGTGATCGTAATCATCAAACGGCCTCTTCGTCATAATCTCGCTCACAGCAGAAGCACCACAGCCAGCGATATTGCTCAGCCCAAATCTAAGTGCATCACCATCAAGAGAGAACGCTGCATCAGACTTGTTAACATCAGGACCAAGAATCTCAATACCGATCCTCTGAGCCTCGAAAAGATACGTCGTAATCTTTTCGCCCTCAGTCTCATTGGACAAAGTTGCCCAAATAAACTCTACTGGATAATTAACCTTCAGCCACATGGTCTGATAAGAGACAAGAGAATACGCTGTAGCGTGAGACTTATTGAACATATAAAGAGACGCTTTCTCAATATCCGCCCACAAAGCCTTAGCCTTGGACACGCTAATATATTGAGATGCGCCTTCAACAAACTCTTGCTTATACTTATCGAACTCGGCAATGTCCTTCTTCTTAGAAATAATCTTCCGAAGACGATCAGCCTTAGCCCAAGAGAACCCAGCAAGCTCTACAGCGATCTTCATAACCTGCTCTTCAAAGATAAATGTTCCATAAGTCTCGCCAAGAATTCCCTCAAGAATCTCATGATCATAAGAAGTCACTTCACTTCCATCACGACGAGCCAAATACTTTTTACCCTGAGTCACATAAGACCCCGGACGAACTAGAGCATTCGAAACGGCCAAATCATTAAAACTAGAAACTCCCATTTCACCAATGAGAGCAGCATAGCCAGCCCCTTCCGCTTGGAAGATGCCGATGACGTTACCAGCGGTAAACTCGGCAAAGACCCTGCTATCTGGGTTGTCAATATCCAAACTATCTGCTGAGACGTCTCTGCCCGTTCTCTCTTTGATTGCAGAAATAGTATCTTTGATAACTGTGATTGCACGCACTCCAAGAGCATCAAATTTAATGAGCCCAAACTCACCTGTCTCATCTTTGTCATATGCGACTACGTTAATCTTTCTCTTAGTACCGGCTTCCTCCCGAACCTCAATTGGAACAATAGTTTCAAGAGGGACATTCGAAACCACAACGCCAGCAGCATGAGCAGAAGCGTTCTTGTAACGCCCCGCAAGTCTCTCGGCAACCTTTATAACGTCAGGATTCTTTTTCCTAAACTTTGCAAGGCTATCCTTCTCCTTATACTCTTCGAATGTTTCGAACATCGGAGAGATAGCATTGGCCTCGGTATACGGAACAGCAAACGCACTTGCTACAGCTTTAATTGAGCCCTTAGGCTGGAACGTACCGTAAGCAGAGATACCAGCGACATTCTCCCCGCCCCATCTATTTCTCAGGTATTCCTTCGCTTCATCACGGCGACGATCTTCGAAATCCAAGTCGATATCCGGGAAATCGTTTCTTTCAGGGTTGATAAACCGAAAAAAGAGAAGTCCATGCTTGACCGGATCGATATTTGTAATACCAAGAACATAAGACAGTAGAGATCCACCAGCGCTACCACGGGCAGGCCCACGGGCAATGCCGTCACTATCAGCCCAACTAATAAGATCCCAAAGGACCAAAAAGTAGTCAGAGAAATTCTTCCCTGCAATAACAGTAAGCTCTTCCTCAAGACGATCAACATAGACCTGATCACCAGCGAGCCCCTTCTGCTGCAGCATAAAGAACGCAACATCCCGAAGATAGTCATTCGATGACATATCAACCTTAATGTCTTTTGTGTAAGACGGAAGGAACATATTGTTCATCTTGATTTCGGTGTTGCATTTCTCGGCAATCTCCATAGTATTCTCTAGAATATCAAGGCGAGTAATGCCAGCGTCATTAAAGTGCTCAAGGACCTCCTTAGCGTCCATCAGATACAATGGAAGATTCTTGAAAGAAAGTCTGCGCTCAGGGTAAAGCAAATCCATCTTGTCAATTAGATCATGAACACCGCAAGCATGATCATAATTATCTCTAGCATGACGCTTCTGCCCTGCGTTCATCGAAGAGTTCTGACCAATAGCAAGAAGGACTTCCTCAACGCCAGCATCTTGCTTAGTCGGAAAGTGGCAGTCAAGTGTCCCGACAATCGGGATATTATAAGAGTCTCCGTAATCAATAAGCTTCGCATTAAGCTCAGGGGGATTATGAGGTTGAACCTCAAGATAATAATCATCGTTAAATATGCCCTGGAATTTGCCAAGAAGCTGCTCAGCACGCTTCTCATCACCATTCAAGATAGCCTGAGACAAAGCGCTTCCCATACAACCGGAAAGACAAATAAGGCCCTCGCCGTACTGCTCAAGATTATTGAAATCAATACGGGGCTTATAGTAGAACTGCTCAGTCCATGCAACATTGTTGATGCGAAAAAGATTCTCCAACCCCTTGTCATTCTTCGCCAGCAAGATCAAGTGGAATCGTTCAGCCTTGTTAGTCTCATCATCCATCGAAACATCATCGACAAAATAAGCCTCAACACCAAAGATAGGCTTGACACCTTGACTCTTACAAGCTTTCTGAAATCTAATAAACCCGCCCATAGTGCCATGATCGGTAATTGCTGCTGCAATCTGACCATTAGTGCTGACAATGCTCGCCATCTCTTCAGGCGTTGTCATGCCATCAAGGAGAGAGTACTCACTATGATTGTGCAAATGCGTAAATTCAGCCATCGGGCCCTTTAGCCTCTTCCGTGTACAATGCAGACAATATCGATTGATTCATTAACCCAAAAAGAATCTTCATCAATTAGGGCGAGAGCCATATCCTCAACATACTTCTCATGAGTATGCTTCGCGTCCGGATTCTCCCACACCCAATCATTGTAATCCTCTTCGGTGAAAGAAATTTCCGCACTCTGCGTTTTGTGAACCTTAGAAGTATACATCAAGCCTCCATGAAAATAGGGGGGATCGTGTCCCCTTCAACAACATAAACATCAATGCCACCTTCCTGCAAGAGCTCAATCGCTTCCATCTGTGGATAGAAAGTCAAAGCGACAACCTTCTTGATTCCGGCGTTAATTAGAATTCTTGAACAAAAAACGCATGGCGTTGTAGTCAAGTACATAGTAGCACCATTTGTGCTGACACCGTTCATCGCAGCAGAAACGACAGCATTAAGCTCAGCGTGGATGGCCTTACACTTCCTCCATCCGCCCCCAGATTCCCTTGTAAGGCATTCTTCGCCACAATGTGACGTTCCCCTAGGGGAACCGTTATATCCCATAGAAATCACCTGATTAGTCTCAGGATTAATAATCACGCTACCAACCTTACGGCTGGGGCAAGTTGAACGCTTAGAAGTAGCCTTCGCTAGATTGAGGAAATACTCATCCCACGAAGGACGATCAATAATAATCTCACTCATAATTTCTCCACAACAAAAGCAGGAACCTCTGCATAGCGCAAGGCTCTATGAATTTCATACTTATCATACCCAAACAAAAATGCAAGATCTGGCTTTGCTTCTTTGACAATAGAAGACGCAACATCTTCTACTCCATCACCAGACCAGTGCTCTATAACCCACGCTAAATTAAAACAATTTTTGGCGCTAGGGCCGGGCCATGTTTTATGAATCCACTCTTCGACAATATCGGAGATATAACCTTTGCCATAAAAGATTACACAAAGCTTGTCTTTGTACTGTGAGTACAGACCCTCAAGGAAAGTGGTTACGGCAATTTTATTAATCTGAGCAGAGTCAGAACCGGCGACGATCACACGCATTTGATATCCCACAAAGAATTAATCCTAAACTCAGGATCGACGTTGCCATTAGCATTATAAGGACGATTAAGAAGGAAAGCATTAATGCCCAAGTCTCTAGACTCTCTCACCATATCTGGATAATCATCTACATAAACGGAGACTTGGATTTGGCTCAGGAACTCCGGCTTGTTCTTTTCAAACACAACAAAATCTGCCGGAATATCCCACTCAAAAAACCAGTTCCATGTAACCTGAGTCAAGGCCGGATCTCTAGCAGTCAAATACATAATGTCGTATTGAGAGCTGTAATGATTAGTCCAATACCAAGCATCCTCAAACGCTTTAGCATTCTTGGCCAACAAAGGATTCTTTAGGAATAGATCAAGAACATCCCTATCAATATCGGGATAAATCTCACTCCAATGATACCCCTGCCATTTTTCCCAATGGTGAGGCGGATAGCCTGCTTCCTGAAGAACTGCATCCAGCTCCCCAAACATATCAGCTACCACTCCGTCAATATCAAGAACTATCAAGTCACATATCCTTATAAAGTCAGGAATTGGGGCCGGAAATACCGGCCCCAATTACAAGATCAAACATTACTTCCAGTCGTTAGAGCTAGAAGAATCGTCTTCAGCAATATAGAAGCCAGCCTGTTCAGCAGGGTTCATGATTCGATACACGCGAGTCAAATCGTGCATCGGAAGATTAGCAATGCTTTCATTCGCATCCTTAGGTGCAAGGGGAATGAGGTTGTACTTGGTTTGCTGCTTCTGACCAGTACGAGAAATCTTGAAATCACGATCAAGAATAGTTCCATACTCACTAGCAAACGTAACAACAGTTTCAGCAACATGAGCACCCGTGAACTTCTGATCAAGAACACGCGGTTCCCAAACATCATCCTCGGCGTTGTAAACAGCAACATTCACAAGTAGATGCTGCTTGGCCTTCCAGCCACGATCACGAACAACTTGCTCGCAACCAAAGCATCGGTAACCAAACTCTTCATGATCACCTGTGCAAACTGCACTCTTACGGAAATCAAGAGGATTCGTGTGAACGGAAACGACATGAGCGACACCAGCATCCTCAGAATAATTCTGCGAATCCTCAGTCAACTCTTGACGGAAGCGGATGAGAAAAGATTCTCCGGACTTTACAGTGAAATACCGCTGTACTCTTTCACCGTCCTGAGCGCCACCTGCGCCCTTGTTTTCAATTGTGTTCTTCCTGAGATCAGAAAGAGTCTTGAACATACTCATTTTTTTACCTTACCTTTCGACGTTATAAACGTACATTATGTGGTTAACTAAGCGCACACTGGCGCACTAGCTAGTATACCATCGATCCACCTCGCCCGCTACGGGAAGAGTGGGAATAAATTTGAGCATATCGCGAAGCTGCGAAACCTCATCAAGACTAAGCAGCACTATAGTCGTGAGAGCCTCCTCGCCAATTTCGAGCTCAACTATATCTGTTGTCAACTTCTTAATACGAAAAAACATTTTTAAAACTCCATGTAAAATAGTCTACAGACTTATCTATATGATCAGAGATCTGATCTTCAGTCATCTCTCCCGGATCTTTGCAGTCAGGATCTTGGAACTCAATTATTCTCAAATCCTTCCCGTAGCACTTAGAAATGATCTGATCTCGCATAGCATAACCAGCACTATCGTTATCAGAAAAAATGAAAATCTTATCAAAGTACTTGCTAAGCAGGAGCATATGACCATCGGTAATAGTGGCCCCTAGAGATGAAACAACATTCGGGAATCCAGCTTGATGAACTTTCATAGCATCAAGACTTCCCTCAACAATAATACACGATTCATATCGCTTAGCATTGTTCAAGTTAAACAAAATATCTTTTCTAGGGAAGCCCTTCGAATATAGATACTTCGGCTGAACATCGGGATTAACCGCACGTCCAATAAATCCAATGACCTTGTGCTTCTCATTCCTAGCAGGGATCACAATCCTACGCTTCGAATCTGAATAGGCGATATCAAAATAAGACAGAGTTTTCTCTGTGAAGCCCCTGTCAGTTAGATATTTAACCTTGTCCAAATCCTCCGGGTAAGAGATCATAATAGACTCAAGAGCCTCATCCCAGCTATTATCCTCATATATAATTTCACTATACATAAGATTTTTGTCAATATCATCCAAGGAATAGTCTCTAACTATTTTCCCGTGATCGCCAAAAAAGCTCATCAAGTCTCGGATAGATCCAGTCTTTCCGCAGGAAGGATTGAAACATATCCAAAGACCAGTTGACTTATTGATATAGAAAGCAGGTGTATCCATGTTTGAGTGAAATGGACAGTAACAAGCAAGCTCTGAGCCATCGTCTCTCATAACTTGGATACCCTTACTTTCTACATAAGACGTGATATCAAGCATAAAATTCGATTGTAAAGTCGAAATGACCCTGATCGTTCATATTCCACTTGACATTAGTCTTGCGGAATTGCTTACCAGAATTCTCCCTCACATAATCTTCAATGTAAGATCGCTGGCGAATGATTGTCTCCTGATCAATAGCAGTACCATTAATCACATGGACGGGCCTTCTATTCCGTCGCTTCGTGTTCATAAATCTCCTTCCATTCACCAGAATCAAGGTTCCAGCGCAAATAAAATGCAAACGGGGCACAACGCCTAGTTTTGCGAGTAACTACCTGAAAAACATCACTGCCCGCAGAACGATGCACAGAAAGCACCATGTCAGCGTCATAAGAAAGCTGCTTACTCCAAGCGATCTCGCTAAGTTCCGGAGGACGTTCATCATGGCCGTCATCCATAGTCACACCCGATACATCAAGAATCGGAACACGATTACGAACAGCCATTCTCTTAAACGCCTTCGACAAGTTCTTAGCACGCTCAGTCTCTGACCCACCCTTATTGGCATCATCAAAAAGTGTATGATAATCAAGAATAACAAGATCAGGCTTGTACTGTTCAATCTTAGACTGAACAAAGTGCTGATCCGCAGTCTCAATGCCATCTGAAGTCACTAGATGGATCGGAGGTTTACCTTCAAATGTTGACTTAGCCCATCCCTCATACTTATCAAGAGAAATGCCCTTACCATTTGTCAATTGAGTGTTAGTGAAAACTTCACCAGCATTCAGAATCGTATCCATTCGGAACTCTTCCTGAAGACGATCCATCTCAAGAGAAACAATAAGAGGAACATATCCAGCACGCCAAGCATTAGCAGCCATCAATCTAGTCAATGCTGACTTGCCAACACCAGTCCACCCAATTACAACAACAAAGTCGCCGGGCTGGAACCCTCCGAAGTGAGCATCAATAACCTTGATGCCACTTGTAACCCCGACAATCTTGTGATCAGGGTTCTGAATCCGATCCTTCAAAACATCGGCACGCTCAGAGTAATCAGCAATATTGGAATCCTTCAAACGACCCGAATCGCGAATAAGTTGAGCAGATTCATTCTGAATCAACGTCAAGATCTTCGCCGGATCATCACCGTTCTTAAGCGCCTCAGAAGCCTTAAACAAGGCACCACGGACACCACGGCCTAAACTCTGCCTCTTTGCATCATCAATGTAAAACTGAAGCGGAGACTCGGCAGTAAAGAACTCAAATCCCTTGAAGTTTGTCTTCACAACATCCTTCGAAGGAGCTTGGCCATACTCATTGTTAAACTCAAGGATAAAGTTCCACACATCAGCGTATTCAGCAAATACGTGGTCCACACCCTGCTCAACACAAGCGGTAACATCACCAGTCTTGATAATGCTGTTAAGCAAATTCAACTCATAATTCATCAAACTCACGCATCCTCTGCTCCGTCTCTTTTACAAGACGATCAAAGCTTTCCTTCGACTTACGGAAGTCCAAAACTTTCTCCCTGATCTTACTGCTGTCCAAAGCAAAGTTATAAACAAGAATAGGATCTTGAGTATGCTTCACATATTCCGATATACAATCTTCCAGCACATCCAACGAATAGTACTTGGAATAATAATTAACAAGACTCGTTATAATATCATCTTGACGGGGATCAGGGAGAAAGAGCTTCCCGTTCTCGTCGCATGACGACTGAAACATAGACAGAATCTTCTCCGAAGATTGACTCATTTTCGTCTTCAACTCTCTTCCACTGTAAAATTAAACGATCAAATTTAGATAAACCTGCAGAGATGAATGTTCCATCTACCTCGGCGTTAGCCATTATACACGGAACTCTCACCGTACATTCTTCGCAGATACTTTTTGCCTCAAGCACATCATCTCTGTGAAACGATGTGAACTTTTTATCAAACTTGCACAAAGCATCTTTAGTCCAATGAACCTTTTTAAGATTCTTAGACATCAGCCTTCAGCCAATCCCCGATCAGCGTCAAGGAGCTGAGCTTCAATCTGAGCCTGAACATCTTCCCAAAGATTCTTCCAAGCTTCATCCTTATCACTAGAAGGATCAATAGCGATACGAGAACCGGCATCAATACGAAGCGATTCATAGTTCCCTAGATTTCTAGTAATACCAACAGAACACCAAATGGTATTCTGCTCGTCATTCTCCGGCACAAGGTTTGCCATTATCTTTTACCTCTCATATATAGAGCATCAAGTTTATCCTTGATAGCTTCTCGGTTAATTCCAGCGACGTTAGTACTAGCAGGTCTTCCAGCAGGCCTTCTGCTATCAAAGAATTCGGCTAGGACTTCAATGTCACTTGGTGAGTATACCCTAGTCCAATTCTTCCCGCTCCCATTCAGGGAAATTTTTTTTGCCTTGGGAAGTAAGCCTAAACTTTCATACTTTCGTATAGTAGGATTTTTCTTCCCAAACATTTTGGCAACTTCCCCTATCTTAAATAGAGGAGAAAAAGTTTGCTCAGCTTCGTCAAGACGAAACGACTCATTGCTGTGAGAGTCATAATTAACGGCTATAACGAGGTTTTTCCTCCAATTAACCTTTATAACCCTCACAGCAGAGCCATCAGAAGTTTCGTAAAATCTTCCGATCCTAATCTTCAGCGAAGAAGATTGATCAGACACGGACCTTCATAGCTTTCGCTAACTTGAGCTTGAACTCATTCCAGCCCTTTTCCTTCATATATCCTTTATGAGAACAAATATAGCAACCTATCTGCATAGTTCTCACATCATTCTGATCATAGAAAACTTCTTCTTCATAGAGGAAGCCTCCACATCTCTTGCACTTAAGCTGAAAGCTTAACATCAAACTCCTACCTTCGTAGATCCAACACCAATACTTTCAAGCTTTGCGTTCACAGCCGTCCCACCGAAATACTGCTGGTAGAACACCTGAGCAACCGTGAAGATAACTGCAAGATTCGCTACAAGCTGCTTCCAATCTCCAAGATTGACACCATTATCGACAGCAGTAATACCAACTGCGACAACAAGAGAAACGGCAACCGAAACAATTTGCTTAGTCTTCGATGACCAATCCGTATTCTTCAAGAAAGAAATAAAGAAAGGAACAATAAGACCAGCTAAAGCTGCAACTCCAACATTACCCATATAATTCACCTCCTCAGATGACTTCTAAGTCCCTATAGGGACGTTCTGACTTATCAATAACGAATGTCAAAGTTCCCGGACGGGAATCAACACCAGTTAAATCTTTAAACCATTCACTGCCACCATCCATAGCGGGACACTGCATATGGATCTTATCATTATCATGCTCAATAACTGAGAAATGATGATAATGCCCCGTGATCAAAATATTTGCATGGCCGATAGGATTGTTGGTAAAAGTCTGAGACTTCCACCACTCCTTGATCTTCTTTTGAGGATCAGCACCATTGCTTGTAACATGACCATGAGCGAAGCCTAGATAGGTATCGCTCACCTCAACAATAACAGAAATTTCGTCCTCAGGAATGATAAATCTCACATGGCCATAAGCTTCTTGATTTGCAGAAAGAATCTCGGCAACCATCTCGAAAGCAGCAACGTCATCATTATCTCCCCTTGTAGTAAAGGACTTTCCTGACGCGTTTCTATTTTCACCATGATTTCCGGGAACTGCCAAGACAATAACCTCATTGAACATCTTCGCCCAAGAAGTAATCGCCTTAGTCAGAAGTCTACGAAGAACACGTACTTGCTGACGGCGATTGAGCTGAACAGTGAAAGTCTGCGTAGCATAATGCCCTTCGCAATTTTCCACCATATCACCAATCCCGGCAACAACAAGCGTCTTCATCTTTCTTCCTGACTTCTGAAGTTCACGAATACGTTCCGTGACACCATCAATCATATCAAGAATCCTACCAATTGTGCCATCTGTCCCATCACCATCTGCCTTGCCAATCTGCCAATCAGAAAGGCATACGACAAACGTAGCATCTCCTGAGGCCTGCTTGTCGGACATCGGGCGATGTTTCTTGATAAGCGTCACAAGATCCTTGTAGTCTTCATCACGGTATTGCGTAACACGCTTGGCTCTGATCCCGACCTTGTAAGAGTACAATCGCTTCGTCTCGCCTTCGCCCGCAGGGGCATCCCATGAAGAAAGCTTAACCGGCTCAATAATTTCATAAAGTTCTGGGTCATAACCAAGCTCAACAAGGAGTTGATCCCAATCTCTCACAGGCTCGCTATAAACCTCTGAAGTAACCTGAACTTCCTCCCCGTCCCAATCGACGCTAGGCTTCAAGGATGACGGAGCTTTAATCGTAGTTTCTTTCTTGGGAGGACTATATTCCTTCCCATCCACGTTGGGAAGATTCAGAGAATCGTCCCCCTCGTATTTAAATTGTTTCATTCAACACTACTTTCTTGTTCATTAGATTCAAGTGTAGCACCTTCCTCGGAAGTTTTCACAAACTTACCACCCTTTGTTCTTTTTCCTGTCTTAGCGCGCTCTTTGGCCAACTGGCCAGTCTTCTTCCTGCGCTCTTTGCTTTGCTTCTTGCCCTCACGATGAATGGCGCTATGCTCAGGGATAGTCGTAAGGTACAAATTATTCGGCCTATTATCAATCTTTATCTCATTTATATGATGAACAGTTTCCCAAGTCTGGAGAATGCGACCAAGCTGCTTCTCCAAGACAAGTCTATGCTCATAAACATAGCCGCTGTTGCTGAAAGGGTGTTCGGGTTGTAGTACCCTAATATATCCTTTATCGTCAACATAACGGCCACCGTTAAAGTTTGGGTTTTTACTCCCAAAATTATCTCGGCCCCAAGATATGCTATTCCTTCTAGATGCTAGGCTCACGATGATTGATTAATAAAAGGACCTTCATCTCTAATAATAAGAGAACATCTACTTAAATTACCTATTTGAAGAGAGGTTACTGCATTATTAGATACAAACTGCGCAGAGGCAGTATGGGCCCCCTTGCTGAGCGCTGATGTAGGAATCCAAGTATAAGAAGCCGGACTTTCATACTCACCTGCGACTACAACGGTGCCAGAAATATCGCCAGTGTTAACATTGTCAATCAAAAGTGAAAATCTTACTTCTACAGTGTTTGCTGGACAATGTAATCTTCCAGAATCAAATTCAAAACTTATCAGCCTGTTTTCTTCCACATTAAACGAAATATTAGATAAGTTTGTAATATTTTGCGCAATGCCTGTTGGAGTCCCATATGTTGAGCCAACCACCGACTTCCACGCAAGTACACCCCTCGGTGTGTCATCTACAATATCCTTTAAATACTGCTCATTAGACACCATCTGACCTAAACGCTGATAATCAACAGGAATACCCTTGCCCCACTGCACAAACTTATACTCACTCATAAAAACTCCTTAACTCATGGGGAAGAATTCTCTACCCCCGCCGCCACCACTAGGCGGCGTATATGCTACTCCCGTAGATCCAAATGTGAACCCCGGCCTCTCTATTGTATCACCATAAGCACGAAGAGACAAGCTATGCCTGATACCCCCGTCATAACTAATTGAGCTAGAAACGACCCAATATTTTTTATCAACAATACCAAGATCTTCAAGTTTGCTGACAGTAATCAAATCCCCCAATTGAAGATTCGGGACAGCAAGAACCTCCATATCCAAAATTCTGACAGGTTCTTTATAATATCCAAGAACATAATCAGCAACAAGTTTAGCATAATCTTTATTTTGAATAAAAGGATTATCAATCTTCAACTCTTTTACGCCATATCTTCTTATATTCGAAGTAACTTCAGAAGACATTTCGGTAATCAACTCTTCACTAGAAGAATTGCTAACAGCAATGCCAGCTAAAACAAAACCATCTTTTATAGTCGTCAACGCATTTGTCCCAGAAAGAAGATAAACTGTGTCTTTAGGAGCATTCTCATTCACAGAAACAATTACTTCCGCAGAATTTGCTGAAGCAGAAAACCTGTCAATATCAATAAATGGATTAGTTACAAGTGGATACTTAACTGCAGCGGCGGGCTTCGAGGAATAGACAATATTGAAATATTTTGCTTCACGAACCAAAGACCCGACTGGATGCCAAGAGATAGCTGTCCCAAAATAACCCCTCTCCAAGCCAGTGAGGGTATTTCCACTAATGCCCGCATATCTAATAATTTCATCATCTATCTTAATATAACCAGAACTAAGCCAATAAGGATCTGTGGTCGAAGCCAAAGTAATGCCAGATGACTGTGGCGTCATAGACGCCGCCAATGTTCCAGTAATAAGGCTCTCCCCATCAGAAGCAGACCAAAGGCCTGACGTTGAAGTACTCTCAATTGAAATTTTCTTTACAGCAACAGATATTTTATTTGTCTGCACTTCATTGACAAAGTTTCCCTCAATGATATTAGTGTCATCAGAAAAACTATATTGACTATTTTGATATCTCTCAAAAATTTCCTCATGAATAAAATTTCTAAACTCATATCTAAAGAATCCATATTCATCAATATAAAACATACCTAAATCAGCAGTTGCAATATTTAACATTGCATCCCAGTAAGTTTCATCTGCAGTATACAAATATCGATAGGTGGAAATTAAAGCAACAGATGATGAAACAAAATGATTATATATACTTTGATCTGACAAAGCGTAGTCATAAAAAGAAAAGTTGCTGACAAAAGTTTCTGTGGTATATCCACTCGATGAGAAAATATAAAAATATACACAATTTGCTGTATTTATTGCCATAGAAGTCGAAAGAGTAGCGCTCACAACCCCATCGATGATCAAGTCAAAAACATTTGGAGAGCCACCAGTTTTTCTTACAACAATTTGGTGCGGTATTGAAGCGTCCACCGGAGAGGCCGTAATTTTTTGCTCCACGCCTGAAGTATTCATGAATGCCCACGAATATGTTATCTCAGAACCTGATACTTCATAATATAATAAGTAATTATAACTCGAAAAACTTGAATTTGCATTTTTCATAAACATAATCTCTGTATCAAACTGAGCAAAATTATCAAGATCTACATAATGAAATAACTCAGTAGTCCAGCTATTTGTTGAATTACCAATAATATTTCCACTATCATAATCAGAAAAATACCCGCTCATTGAACCCTGCCTATAGTACGGCTCAAATGTTGATTCAATATTTGAAATTAATTTTCTTTCACTTTCATCTTGAATAGAAAGAGAATCTGAATATAACAAAGACTTGCCCAATAAAGTGTTCGGCAGAACCATATTCATATCAAGATATTGACAATGGTCAAAGAGATATGCGGTGCCCGATGCATCAAGAGGATCTACAGTACTCAACAACTCTTCGTAAGTGTCGTTGAATGGAATATATATTTTAGGTTGATCAAGAAAAATAACTTCATCATATTTATCAAGATAAATAATTTTTCTTCTAGGAAATCCCGCAGCAAGCATTAAATCAGAAATCGCACGCCCAGCAGTAATGCCTTGACTTACATAGCCATCTACCGTTTTTTCCTGAAGATACTTAGAATAATCACGCAAAGAAACTTCCGTTGTCATAGATGAATTACTAAATGTCCAAGTATCAGAATACATTTCTGACGCAAGAACAATCTCCTCAGAAGTACCGTACTTGGTCAACTCATGATCAAGGGAAATGAAAAATGGGACATCCGGGGTTGTATATTGTCCGAACAAAGTATTCCCAAACATATTGAATACTTTATCAGTATTATCAAGGACTAGGCTTCCGTTATTTGCCGCAGTAGCGCCGATGGGAAGTGAAGCATCATAATTATCCCTAACTTTTTCTACAGAAAAAGAAATAACATAATCACTCAAATCAACTTCCCAAATAGGATTAATGCTAAATAATCTAGCATAGTCATAATTATTTACAGTTGCTGTGGGAATCACTCTTATTGAAATAATATCTAAATACTCATCATCTAGCAATCCAAGATCAGATGCTGTGATGTACGTATAAGAATCACCAGAGAAGGCTTTCCCTCCGGAAATAGTAGTGAGATCGCTTTTTGTAATAATATAGTTAAAAGTATCAACTCTGCCGCTAAGATATCCAGTGGAAACAAAAATTTTATTACACTTTGCCGCATCAAATGTTAATTCAACAAAATCAGTAGTTACAAAAAGCCCGTCACCATCAGACTGCAGTCTTGACATCCATCCATAATTTTCCTCAATATTAGCTTTATTTGTAGTATTAGCCAAAGGACTAACGCTATAAATTGAATTATTAGCCTTAATAACTGAGCCTTTATTATTAAGCATATTAGTGAAAGCATAGGTAAATGTTTCTTCGGGCTTTCCGTCAATAATACATTCAGCATTGCAATAATCATCGACTGTTTGCTGGGCAAGAGTTGCTCCATTATCAACACTGTAATACAAAGCATCTAAGTCTGTTTCTGTTAAAGCATAGTCGAACATAGCAAATTCACTAATGTAAGCGTAAGCAGCAAGATGATATCCAGCAGGATCTCCCAAAGTTGTTCCGGCATAATCTCCGCCAAACATAATATATGGTGTTTTACCTGTCACTACATCTTTTAAGACAAAATTTGCGGGAATATCATTTCTGGAAGCAACTTCCACACCATCAATATATATAGAAAGTTTAGTGCTATTTTTAATAACAGATACATGATATAAAGTATTGTTAGTCAAAGTTGTCGAATTAAGTTCATACGAAGTTGAACTACTATTTATAAGAACATTTAGATAATCATTTGCGGCTTCAACATAAGAAATTCTTAGTGCTGTCTCTCTATCACTATTTCCTAGCCAAAAAATAGTATACTTACGATTTGTGCTAGATTGTTTATATAAATAAAAACTATAAGTAAAATTGCTAGCATTATTCAGAGATTGAAACTGAGTCGTCTTTGCAGAAGACAAAGCGGTAGAGCTATACAAATATTTTTTCTCTGACGCGGTTGAATTATCATAATTAAAATAAAATGCACCAGAGAGAGAATCGAACCCGTAAGCAGCAAAGTAATAATATTGACACTCTAAAGCATATAGATTTGCCGTAGGATTAAGTGTTACTTGATTTCCAAATCCTAATGCGCATCTTTTTGCTTCATCAGTTCTAAGTTTTGGATGATCAAAATAACCCTGTCCGATTAAAGTTCCAGACGAAGCATTAGTCGGCTCTGAAGTTCCCATGTCATAGAGCAGAAAAAGATTGTATTTAGCGTGGAATCTATAATAGTGAGTAGTGCTGAACGACGCCAAAGTTCCGGGATCAATATTGGCGAGAGGGATTGCATTACCATCAATAAAAGCAGTAATTGTAATCGGATATGTATAACTAAAACTACTAAAAGACAATGCAACACAGTTATCTTCATCAATAAATCTAGTATAAATATTTCTACCCTTGCCGCTATCAACCCTAAAATCAACAAAATGATCTAAAGAATTTACCGGGGTAGATACATAATATAAATCATCATCAATAACACCATCAAGAAACTTTAATTTACCACCAACACATTTCCATTTTGGATCATTTGCATCCCATGAATAATATGACATATCGCTGCTAGTAGCATCAACAGACCCACTTTTTGTAAAAAAATCTACACTATTTCCATTATATATATTAATTGTAGTATAATTACCAGAAGCTGATGCTGAAGTATTCACCCTACCGGAAGAGATCTTATTAATAGCATTATAGTAAGAAGTATTTAAGTAAAATGTACCCGCGCCAATTCTGTCAACATAATATACTGTTGTCGTATTTATTCCAGACATACCACCAATTTCCTCAAACATTACAGGAGTCCCCGAAGCAAGACCATGAGAACCATAGGAAACTATAGCAGCGCTAGCTTTTGAAACATAAGCGTTCAATAAAAATCCGCTCTGACCCTTATTAAACGTATCAATAAGTCTATTAGGCTCTAAAATTTGAATATGATTTTGAAAAGAATCGTGATAAGTATTTGCAGTCTGATCGTAAATAGGAAGTCCGGCATCTGAAGTCCCTAAAGCGACATCAAAAGCTTGTTCCCCATAATCCTTGACTCTATGCCCGCCCGCCACATTATTTGTCGCTTTATGAACAGTATAACTATAAAGAGTTCCAACTAAAGCGCTAGTTGTCTCAACCATACCCTCAGGTAAATTATTTACAGCATTTGAATAATTAGTATTTAAGTTAAATGTAGTCGCAGTTGAATTTTGGACATAATATATAGGCAAGTCACTTGATGCATCTAACTCGGTAATGCCCCCGGGCATAGTTCCGCCAAAAGTAGTTAAAACAATAGCATCTCCATCAGATAGCCCGTGATTGGCAGTAAAAGTGGCCCTAGCGCCAACAGTTACAGTGATGCCGGCAAGACCTATAGTTGGCCCGGCATAGTAATTGACAACTCTTCCCGTAGCAGAGCCCGACACGGCATTGGCTCTTGTAGTATTTAAATAAAAAGTATTGGCAGTTTTTTGTTGAACATAAAATCTATTAGTATAATGAATTTCTCCAGATTTAACTCCATACTCAATACCGCCAACAGTATCAAGAGGTAAACCAACGCTGGCATCAGTGGAAAAGACTATTTCATCGCCATTATTTAGCCCATGAGCAGGAATTAGAACTTGTAAAGGACCAGTGTAGCTAGTCCATTGAAGCAGACAATCACTTATCCTTGTTGATGCACCAAAATCAGTTTGATCAAACTTCAAATACATTTGAGGGTTACGATCCAAAATCTGTTTCTCATAAGTATGACTAGAAGAATGAACCTTCAAGTTATTAAGAGAACGCAAATCAGACATCCACGCCTTAACACTTGGACGCACAACTTGATTATCAGAACTTAAGCTCTCATTGAGCTCATCAGAAATAGGGATCATGATTCCTCAAACTCCACAGAAAGCTCCCAGATAAAGTTGCCGGATTGAGGATCTCTCCTCACAAGTGTTTCCTGATAAGAGTTAACAAAGACAGTGAACTCTTCCCACTTCCCGTTTTGATAGAAGAAGCGCAAAGTATGCGATCCGTATTGATCTCCAAACAAATCCAACATAGTAGCTCTAGACGCATAGCCATCAATATTGCAGAGATCATCGTCAGCAAGATAAGTCCAACTAGTGGAAAACGTATGCTTTACAGCCTTTGTATAACGCTTCCTAGTGCCATTCGCTAATTCATTTGTAACAAATCTTTCATCGCGCGAACGCTGGATCGGAGCTCTACCCTGATCTGTGAGGGGGACATTATCGATCCAAATAGCTGCGGGGAAAAATAGCGTATTACCTGAAGTCATCGTAACCTGTACCTGTCATTATAAGATGATACCACTCTTTTCTGCTGCCCTTCAATCTTTCTTTGGCGGGGAACAGTTTTCATGTTATATTTACTGGCCATCGAAGC